CTTTGTTTTGCTTTGTTAGCATCACCATAAGTTGGCTGATTCTCCAACTTAGTTGCTCTATCAGCAGCTGCACCACCGCCCGTTGATTTAGCAATCTTTTGGCGAATTGGAGCTTCATCATAACCCCTCTTTGCCATTGCTGTTGCTTCATCAACTTCTTCTACTTCTTCACCCATTCTCTTGCGCTTAGAATGTGCCATCTGTGACATTTTATAGTCAGCATACTTTTCACCTTCTTTCGCGGAAAGAGGCTTAATACCCGCTTTTCTTTCAGCAGCAAGACCTCTTCTTCTTTCTCCAGATTCACCCTTTACTGCCTCATCAACTTCTTGAGGAGCATAAACTTCAGTATATGCTTCCATCAAACCTCTAAGTTCCTTACTATCCATTTTTACAAATACTTTTTTAGTTATTTATAAAAAAAAACTCCCCAGAAGAGGGGAGTGAATATTTTATAAATCTCCTTTCACCCGATTTTCACTTCGGAACACATCAAAAGTTCCTTCTGGGTATCTTGCCGAAAGTTTCTCAAAGTTCATTTGTAAGACTTCCTCAAAGTTAGTATCAAGTGCCATACAGGCTTGTGCGATATACCAACAGATATCACCGAGTTCTCTCTTTAGGTGAAATACATTTTCTTCATTATAAGGTTTACCCTGAAGAATAATTTTCTTTACAACTTCGGTAAATTCTCCTGCTTCTGCTGTCATACCAAGAGCAGCAGTTAGAAGACGAGGAACATCTGCATCGTTACTTGCTTCAAGTTCAGTCATACGTGCAAGAAGTGCTGCAAAATCACTACTCGCAGGACTTGTAGTTTGACGAACAAACTCAATATATTTTTTTGTATCAATGACTTTTGTTTCAGACATAGTAAATTTAGTAGATCCGTTTTCTAGAGTTTCTTTTTTAATTGAAATAGTCATATTTTTACCGGTTCTAGTTCACTTTCAGGTAGTTTATGTTGATGTTGCTTAAGTTTTTGTGGCGGTTGTTTTTTAACAGGAACAACTTCTGTTGTAGGTAATGCTTTTGGCATTTGAATATCAATTACTTGTCCCATTAAAAACTGATTTTTGGTAATAGTTCTATTGTGCGGATCAAATAATACCATCATTAGAGCATCCGATTCATCGGCACAATCACAGATTTTTCTACCAGTTTTTGTTTCTATTACAGAGAAATAATTTTCAGTTTGATATTTCAAAACTTAAATCCCTCAAATGATTTTTTTGGTTTCTTTTCTTCATAATTATACTCTTCTTCCTGTCCACTGTCAACAATGTCTTGCTGTGCAGACTGTTCACAATCGTAAAGACGCATCTTAGCGCGATCAATACCAATCACAAAGCGTTTGTGAATCGTTGGATCATTATATCTGTTCTTAAGTTGCTTCACTAAAATCTGTCCCAGCCCTTCCAGCTCTTCAGTACTAATAAGGGCAAACATAAGATCAGCAGTAGCAGGCAAACCAAAGGACTCTGAAGTATCAGTAAGTTCAACATCAGAGCTCCCATAACCACTGCGGGTAGTTTGGGTAGCAGAGACAATGGGAACATTGAATTCCACTGCCAAACCGCGAAGTTCCTCAGCAATTGCTTTGACGAAAGTATAAGAATTGATATTGCTGTTTCCCCTATACCTAGAGGAAGAACAAATATTAAGATAGTCAATGAATATAATATCAGGTTTAAATGACTTCTTAAGTGCAAGTTCATTAAGAAGTGCTTTAAAGTGTCCTGCATGTGCAGATGCTGTTGGATATTCCTTAATTATAATACTTCCTTGCGTCTTCTTTGCGAGGGATGTAACCTTGTTTTCAAACATTTGTTTGGGCAAATCAACTATATCTTGAATCGGGACATTAAGAAGGTTGGCATCAATCCTTTCAGCAATTCGTTCCTCCGCCATCTCAAGAGTGATGTAGAGAACGTTCCTACCCTGAAGCAAGACGGAACTAGCCACATGGCACATGAACAGCGATTTCCCAACACCCGTTCCAGCGAGAGCAATGTTGAGAGTCTTATTAGGTAAACCACCCTTAGTGATTTTGTTGAAGAACTCCAAGTCAAACGCAATCTTATCTTCTTTCTTGTGGTAGGATTCATATCGTTCTTCATAATCAAGAAGATAGTCGTGTCCAATATGAGTATCAAAACTTACGGCAAGGGCATCTGACAGAATCGAAGGAATACTATCACGATTTTTATTTTCATCTTTCCCATCCACAATTTGAATAGATTCCATCAATGCATTAAAAATTGCACGATCACGGCACCATTTTTCTGTGGTTTTAATTACCCATTCTAATTCTACAGGAACGTCATCTAAACACCCAATAGTATGAATAATTTCCTTAAAGGAGGTTTCATTCATATCCTTGCGCTTTTCAATCTCAATGGAAAGAATTTCTTTTGTAGCTAACTGATTATATTCAGTTATGAATTTAAATATTTCTTCAAAAATAACTTTTTGATTTACATCTTCAAAATATTCCGATTTAATAAAAGGTATTGCCTTTCTTATATAATCTTCATTATGAAGTAAATTTCTTAAGATGAGAAACTCAACATTATCCATTACTTGTAGTGCAAATAGGTAGTTAAAATATACTTAGTATTACTAATTGGGGCACATCCCTTATGAGGAAACATCCACAACGGAGGAAACATTACTAGTTTTCCAACTTGAGGGTTAATTGTCAGATCCTTAAATATTGTCTCACCACCTTCATCCACGTCATTGAGATACCACATGAACGAAAGAAATCTTCTTGCAGATGGATGATCCATCACGTCAACATGACAATCAAAGGCATCATTACCATCATTATTATACTTTTTGATACGAAACTGTTCAAAAGCATTTTGCTCAGGAAAACATCTTCCATCAATGAATTGATAATAATCTTTTTTATACTCAAAAGTTTTTTTAATTAAATGTTGATGAATATCATTTAATTCATCAGATTCTTTTGAAATAGATGTAAGGTTAAATTGAGTGAAATTTGGTTTCCTATCATTCTCAATTCTTTCTTGCTTATCTGACAGTTGATCAAAAATGCCAATCAACTTTGAGCAAATATCAGGATCCAGTGCGTTTTCATAGATGCGAATAAAATCAATTAGATTGTCCATAGCTAAATTCTTCCTTTGCAATCTCATCAAGTTTTTGCATTACTTCTTCAGTAAAATATTCTTCTGGGTTTGCAAGAATTTGTTTAGCATAAATCTTCTTACCATCCATTTCATAGCGTCCTGCTACATTCTTCCAGAGTCCACCAATCTCACCAAGTTCCAGAAGACCGTAGTAACGATCAAGACCGCGCTCATCATAATACAAACGGATTTCAACATCTTTGTTCTCCTTACTCAAACGCGATTTAGCAGTCTTAGCCTTGATAATATTTCCGACCACTTCCGTTCCATCCTTTTCTTTCTTTTTGCTGAGATAAATGATCGTACTTGCTGCGTATTTGAGTCCAGAACCTCCTCCCATTTCTTTAGTTGGTACGTAAGCTCCGATGACATCGTATGTATGATTTGTGACAATGAGCGGTACATTTGCCTGTCCTAGTTTGAGGGTTAACATTCGGAAAGCACCTTTGATAAGTTGAGATTTGGTCATATCCCTAACTTCTTTTTCATTCAGTGCATCATTAATTTCTTTACTTGTAGAAAGCATACCCAAAGAGTCTAACACAAACATACAGGGTTTGCGGTCTTCCACCGGTGCTTTCAGATATATATCTACTGCTTTGAGTGCTTTTGTACGAAACTCTTCTATAGTAACAACATTAACAACAACGAGACGAGTAGTATCAATTCCCCGGGATTCAATCAAAGATTTAGTGATAGCAGCCTCAGTATCAAAGTAGAGACAATAACCATCGGGGTGAGTATCAAGGAAATTCTTAACCACAGCGAGAGAAAAGAAAGTTTTTCCAGTAGAAGACTCTCCAGCAATAGCAGTAATTTTATTCCCAGATACACCACCAAAGATGCTACCTGAAACCAGTGCATTAAAAATGTACGAACCAGTGTCAACATAAGTCTCAGTCTCATCAATATCAGATGCTAACTTAGTAAAGTCATCACCGATTTCTTTTACAATATCTTTTAGAAAGTCCATAATCACTCAAAAATATAATGTGGATTTTGGGATTTAAATATCTCTACTTGTTCTTGGGTTTTAAAAAACTTAAAGAGTTTTGCGTTTGGAAACTCTTTAAGGTGATATTTTACTTCAATCATCATGCTACCATCCCGTATTCTTCACGAAGTATTTTTTTTATAAGGTAAACCTTGTTCCCTAAGTTCTTTTACTAATTTAAGTTTATGATAAAGTGCTGCATCTCCCCCAAATCCAAGAGCACTAATAATTTTTTTAAGTTCATTGTCGTTAATAGGAAGATCCATCAAGAAAAAAATAGTTCAAGGTTTACAGTTTTTTCTACACTCCACCCAATACTGTCAAGAATAATTTTGAGTGGTTCTAGAAATGCTTTCTCAAATTGTAAGTCATAGTCTATGTATTTGTCAAGATTAAGTTCTTTAGGAAAATCTTGAATGAACGAGATAACATTCTCGTGAATTGTATTTGGTTTTTTAAGATAAATAAACTTAATCTTTTCGCCATTTTGTATAGCAGAATACTTATTAATAAGATTGTTCTTCTTAATATAATAATTAAACAAAAGTGCTCCACGAACGTGAATAGGAGTTCCTTTTACATAAATGTCCGATGATGATTGATACTTTTGAACATCTGATGCTGAACGTGGGAAAGAAATAGATTCTGGGGGCAGTTTCTTGAATTCAAGACGGCATTTATCAATATAGTTAATCATATCCTCCTCAGTTCCGCTCATCATAATATTAAAAGAATCTTTAAGCATTTTACGGCAAGGTGCTGGAGTGGAAGATTTGATTGCTTCAATGCCTTTGATCTTCAGTTTTGGTTTCTCATAGCGCACACCTTCACTATCCCAAACACTAAGAATATATCTCTTCTTCGCTGTCCAAATTCCACGTTCAGCAATACACTCACGCTTCATAATCATCTTTTGTTCATAGGCATTCGCATAGTCAGCCAGTTCTTGGTAAGAACCTTCAATATATTTTTCAAGTTCCACCTGACAGATCTTATCAAGGAACGTGACAATGCCTTCAACAGTTTTCTCTCTTCCCTTGAATATAGTTTCAACCAAAGGACCCATATTGATATAGAGAGAGTCGGTATCAGAAGCAATAACATAATCATCACCATCCGTTTTAAGAACTTTATTTAGATATGAATTCACACGACTCATAATCCACTGAATAGAAACTTGTCCCGAAAGTGTAATTGCTTCGGCATTTGCAAGTTTATAATAACGAAAATACTGATTACCAATCGCACCATAGGCAGAGTTCAGTTGAATCTTACGTGCCATCTGAATATTATTGCAGCGGGCAATCTCCTTTACGAGTTCCTTATTCTTAGTCTTTTCATACTCTTGCTCTGCCGCAAGCATTTTCTTTTTAAAGATGACTCGTTCACTGTAAATCTTTTCCATCAATTCTGGAAGAAATCCACGAACATCTTTGCGATACATTGCACCATTTGCACATATCGCATAGTCTTTGTAGAGTTCAAAGTTAAGACTTTGATTTAAGATTTTATCCACAGAAACTGTTGGATGCTTTTCCTCCACTAGTGTTTCTGGTGAGATGTTGTACATCATAATCAGGTGTGGATACAGAGAGTTCAAGTCAAAACTCACCACCCAATCATACATTCCAGGAATTGGTTCTTTTACATAAGCACCAGCATACTTTTCGTCCTTCTGTGTTTTATTTTTTGGGGGAATAACAATATCCCTCTTTTTTAAATAGGTGTAGATGATATTGTCCCACATCCTAACCTGATAAAACACGTCAGCATAATTTACTTTAGCATCATATGCCATTGTAAGAGCCAGCTCAATGAGTTTCATCTTGTCTTCCAAACGATCAACAAGTTCTACGTCAACGATGTTGTACTCAATAAACTTTTGCCACCCCTGAGTATAGAAATCTTTGAATGTATCAAACTCAGAGCGATCAAGTTTTTTCTGCCCAAGTTCTACTTCTGCAATGTAATCAAGACGATATGATTCCTGATTGGTATAAGTAAATTTCTTATACAGATCAAGATAATCAAGTTGCGTCAATCCACCCACATCAAAGGTAGTGTGCTTTCTTCCTTTGATATAAGTCTCTCCTTCAGTCACAAGTCCCCAGTTAGAGAAACGCTTCATCAGTTTTTCTCCAAGAACACGATTAAGACGCTTGCAGATATAGGGAATATCATACAACTGAATATTCCATCCAGTAATTACATCAGGAACATTAGACATCCAATAGTTGATGAAATGGTTCAGCAACTCATATTCAGAGGGACAATGGTGATACGTTAAGTCTTTACGATTATGCTTGAAAGGTTTAACGCCCCAAGTAATAATTTCCTTAGTAGTATAATCCTGAATAGTAATTGCAAGAATTTCTTCAGAGCAAGATTCAACGTCAGGGAATCCCTCTTCGGAAGCAACCTCAATATCCAGAGTTACAAGCTTGATTTTACTAATATCAAACTTGATTTCATCCTCTGGATATTTTTCTGAGATGTATTGGTAAATGTACCTGTCGTTGCCGTAGATTTCAAATCCATCTACGCCTTCATACTTACTGTAGAACTCACGACAATCACGAACAGTTCCAGGTTTTACTTCCTCGACTGCTTCTCCACTTAATGTTCTATACTTAGAATCTTTTTTAGTCTTTACAAAAAGGGTTGGAAAGAATTCATCCCTTATTTCAAATCTTTTACCATTCTCTACGCCACGAACCAAAAATTGGTTTCCAATCAACTGCACATTAGTATAGAAGCGTTGTGTCATTCTTTAATCAAGTCCTCATATTTTTCAAGTAGTGTCGGAGTTGGATCTACAAGTGTAAGAATCTTTTCCGAGCTCATCATAAATGTTTTTTCTTTGGTATATCCACAAAGAAAAGGTTCCAATGTTAAATCGCTTTTTGCAACAAATGGATTAATCAGTTTACAATCTGGTTCTCCAATGTCAGCACCAACTTCTTCAATCTGTGAAATCAGGATTAAGCTGTTCGTCAGTGCTAGTATCTTTATCGTTTTCTTTTCCATGATTAATTACATCCTGTACATACATTTGTCTTAATTTATCGATTGGTTCAGTAATTGTCACCACCCAATCTGCTGCTACTGGAATTTTATTGTCTTTAGTAAGAGGCATCCAAGGGAAAAGAGCAACTTGATACGCAGCTTTTTTTCCATCCTTTTCTTCAACTTCTTCCTCTGAAAAGATGCTTGGATCTCTCATTTTAACGATACATGGTTTATTAAAGAAATATCCAATAACCTTTCTATTCTCTTCTGCCCCAATAACCATCTCTTGAACATCGGCAATAATATCTTCTCCAGATTTTAATAGAACAAGTTTTACTGTCATTTTTACTCCATACCTCTTTGTATTTTATCAATAAAAAAGGGAGGTGTCAACTGGATTTTGCCAGTTACCTCCCGTGGCATAGCGACGACGATATTCAAATCTATTTATTCATCTCCATTACCTCCAGCACTCGAATGACTTCTTACTGGAACTGCTTTTCCTTTTGGAATACTTTTTTGTTTTCCTCCAAAATATACCGTGTGAGGAATCGCATTTTTATATGCGATTGTTTTGAATTCATCGAAGGATTTCATTTTTTTATTTTTATTTAGAGATAATCCTTTCGCTTATGATGCTCAGGAACAATTCTGCCAAGAGTAATATTTAAAAGTCCATCCTCAAACTCAACTGACTTAACTTCAGTATCATCGGAAAGTGTCCATGCTCTCTTAAAAGATCTTTGAGCTAAACCTTTGTGGAGATAGGTAGATTCTGTTTCTTTATCTTCCTTCTGCCCCTCTACAAAAAGTTTACCATCCTGAGTGTAAACATAGACTTCTTTCTTTTTGAATCCTGCAAGAGCAAGTTCAAGTCTAGATTCTACATTACTAATTTGAACAAGATTATATGGTGGATAGTTTGTGGTTGTTTCGTGTAGATGGAACAGACGATCAAAGTATTCATCCATTCCAATACTATTGCGAGTAATCCTATCCATCAAGGCAGGAAGATCCGCAGCAGTATAACGTGCAAGGTTAGTCATTATAGTATCTCCTTTAAAAGCGAGGTTTGATTGTGTGGATCCTTTCGGCATCCATTACTAATTATACAAGATCATAAAAAAAGCGGGGTGTTGAACCCCGCACTTTTTTATTCGGTTTCTGCTGCTTTTCCTTTTTTACCAATATTATACTTTTGCTCCAGAATCCAATCTCCCTTGTCCTTATATGCAAGAACTTTAATTTGATTGAGTGGTGCAATATCAGTTACAGCACTTTCCTTTACAACCGTAATCAGTCCCCAATCAGCAAGAAGACGGACAATACGATTGCGACGCTGAACATCATTCACAGTCAGGTTGGCGTGTTTACCGTCAAGGGCAAACAGTTCCTTAAAGTGAACAATAAAATATCTACCTTGCTTATGAAGAATATGGCAAGATTGATAGAGTTTTTTCTCCTTACGTGAAGCAACTCCGATGCGGGTCAAGGTTTCACGTACTTTTAGAAAGTCATCAGGTTCATTAAGAATAACTTCCACCATTTGATCTTGAGACCATTCGATGGTAGGTTCTACCGTAGTAGTCATTTTTTTCCTCCAATATCAAGTCGTTGTTTAATAAAAGTAAGTTGTTCTTTTGTTAAGATTTTCAGTGCTTGAGATGCTTTCTCATTACTATAACCATAGTATGATTTAACACATTCTAAGTCTGTAACCTTATCCTTTCGGAGCCAGGGAGAAAATCTCTTCTTTTTCCTTAGACTATTTAGATAAAACGAATATTGCATATCTTTATCAAGTTGATGATGCATGTTCATTTCGTTTGCATACATCAAACAATCAATATGTCCAGACAAACAGCGGTTTATAATATATGGAGGGTATGACTTTATTTCTGCAGACAAATCCTCTTTAGTAAAATTAATTGAGTTGAGCCAATCCTTCAATTCCATAATTAAAAAGTAATAGTTCTTTGCGTTGTTTTTGCTCACGCATATATTCACCAACGGAGCGCATCGTATAAGTTAAATCAAACTCAACAGCAGTCCATTTTCCACCAAGAAAACGTGCCTTCACTAACTGATCGGTATTATAACTTACCAACATATCCATATCATTAGAGTTACAATCAGCAGCAAACTTATCGTGATCAAATCCTTTGTGCATTGATCCCTTATTCCCATAGAGATTATCCTTAATGTCATAAGGAGGATCGAGATACATAAAAGCACCTTTGTTTCCATCCATTAGATAATCATAGGAGTAATTAGTTATACGCCAATTAACAATTAACGCAGAATACTCAAACAACTTTTGAATCCCCCGCATTGAAAAGTTGGAATTGGATGCCTGTGCTGAAAAAGATGAATTCTCTGTGAGCCCACTAAAAGAACACTTATTCACAACATAGAAAGCTACAGCACGATCAAAATTTGACGCAGTTTTGTCATTGATCCGTTCCTTTGATTGGAGGAAAAGTTCTCTTGCTTTATCTGGAGTATTATTTGCGTTCTTTAAATCAACAAGTTCACTTTTCAAATCATACCCAAACATCTGGAGTTGCTGCCAGAAATTTACAAGAGGTTCATAAAGATCATTCACCCAAATATGAAGATGAGGATATTTTTTGGTAATATGAATCGCAACACTTCCTCCACCAAGAAATGATTCTCGGAATTCTTCATAGTTGCGAAGATCTGGAAAGTAAGGATCCATTTTGGTGATTGCCTTACTCTTACCCCCAGGATAACGAAGACAAGTTTTAAGAGATTTCATTTGAACTCACACTCCACCATTAATTCTGTAAGAGCAGCAAGAAGATTTATTTCTTGATCAGCAACGAACGCACATTGGTATTGATACTTAGCAATAACAAGAACGGCAGCAGGAATAGAAGAGGGTGAAAGATAATCAAAAGAAGCATCATATACCCTACGAAGTAGACTAGAAGCATCGTTGTCAAGGTTAGAGACAACCCACTTACGAACTTCAGTAAAGTTTTTATCTTTGAGATTTTTAATCAGTTCATTTACTGAGATGTCTGAGAAAGATGCAAGAATTGCTGAGTCAATTTTTCCTCCCACCGAATATCTTTGACATTCGTTAAGAACCCTACGCCAATCAGGGAAGTGTTTGTTGATAAGTTCTGCAAGAACTTTTTGATCATATTCGATGCCTTCCGCATCCAAGATGTTTTGTAAACGCTTGAAGAAGGATCCTGCCAACTGGGCTTTTTCTTTTCCCTTAATTCCAAATTCAATGACGGCACATCTGGAATGGAGTGGTTCAATGATTTTGTTTTTGTAATTACAAGTGAATATGAATCTACAGTTGCCAGCAAATTCCTCAATAGACGCCCGTAAGAGGAGTTGAACATCGTTGGTTGTGTTATCTGCCTCATCAATGATGACGACTTTGTGTTTAGCAGTTGACGAAAGTGAGACGGTCGAAGCGAAGTTTTTCGCATTGTTTCTGACAGTATCAAGGAATCTGCCCTCATCGGATCCATTAATGACATAAAAATCTACTCCCAATTCATTACAAAGTGCTTTTGCAACAGTTGTCTTACCACATCCAGCAGGACCTGCAAGAAGTAAGTTTGGCACTTCACCTTTATTTAGAAAGTCACTAAAGGTTTTCTTAATATTTTCAGGCAAAATACAATCTTCAATAGTCTTAGGACGGTATCGTTCTACCCATAAAAATTCATCACGGCTCATAATCAAATCCAATCAGGTTTACGTTGGGGCAATCTAAGATAATTATCCTTTACCCAAGGTTTTGAAGCAATGTACCTTTTATATGCAGTAAAGGTATCAATGCTATCATCAAATTTCCATTCCTCAGGCATTGCACGAGCAAACGGAGTTACATCAGTAATCTTACCTTTCGGAAAGATGTAATATGCATGTACAAGAGGATTATAACACGAATGAGTCTTACCATAACGAACGGAATATTCATCACAAAGATTCATTCCCCACTTAATTAACCAATAAGCATTATCGATTGTTTTTGCTGCCCACTGAGTACAAGGGTGATTACGAAAAGCACCTTTTTCAGTTCTGTAGGGAGTGCCATCGGTTTTAGGAAGAGTACCATAGTTGTGATACCACTTGGATGAAACAATGGATAACATCTGGCAACATTCCAGTGGCATTTTAACAATATGCTTGTCAGGAAGACAAATAGCACTTTCTGCCGGAAATGGGGAAGTAACAAAAATATTGATGGGAGGTTCCTCAACTCAACACTGACTATCAGGTTCTAGAGCAATATAATAACACAGATCGTGGTTCTTACTTGTAAAACGTGACAAAAGTTTTTGTGAGACTACAACTTCATAAGTTCCAGGGAGAACTTTAATATTCTCCACTTTAAAGTTGAACACAAACTCAGAATCAGTTTCACCAACAACGATTGCAAAATCATTGGAAGTATCGTTCTTCTTATCACGAACAACCAGTTTCACTACACCACCTTCGCCAACTGCTGAGATGTCAGGAA